CGGTATGATCATCGGCCGACCAATAAACACCATAAAAATTTGTATCTCGTTTTAATGTTGATGTAGCACATTTTTCTAAATCACCAGAATAATCCGTACTAAATTGTTTATCACGTTGAAAACGAGTGATAACCGCCCCGCCCATAGGTCTAAAATAATGAACGTGCATCCCAGTACATTTCTGAATGACATTATCCAAAAAGGTGTAGTGCTGTGTGACCAAATGAATATCTACACCGCTATGCCTATGCTTTTGGAATTGGGTGTAATAATAAGGGCGCTTTGCACTATTGGCCATTGGCGGAAAATAGTCTTGGCACTCATCAAAAAGCGCTATTGAACCATTAGGTAAATTCGGCCAGTCGGTCGGGTCGTTGGTATGCGTCCAGTGATAATTTAAAAGCTTAATAGACTCAATTGTAGGATTGTCTGATTCTTCCAAAAATACGTCTAAGCCTTTTAAGTTGGCTTTTGGGTAACACTTGCGACACCATTTAACAAATAGATCAATTACAGCTTGTTCATCGTAAAGTTTAAATTTAGGCGCTAACCAAGGAACGTCCCCTATTTCTATCATTCTGTTTTGGGCGTGCACTTCTTTAATTATTTTAGAATAACGCCCTACTTTATTGGTGGCCTGTATTGATGGATAGTACTGGCCATAAAAGAAACCCTGAAAACTATTACAAAAGTCTAAATCTAAAAGGAACGCTTTTATGTTGTTATAGAATTTAGTTTTTTGAGTAACAGAGGGATCATTACAAATTTCCTTTAGGGAATTTAAAGTTTTTCCCGCACCTGGCACTCCCGTTCGTAAATAAATCATGGTGCAGACCTCACACCTAATTTAGTAACTGAGCCCGCACTAGTTAAACCACGAATTGTTAAGGCGGCAGCATAAGAGCCGAGCATTATGCCAAAGGCCACATCAGTTTGTGCATATTTTAAAACGGCTATAATTTCGATGGGTAAACCCGCTGCATTAGATGCGATTTGTTGGTAAATGTAATCAATACCAAAAGAACCTAGCTCATAAGTAACATACCCAAAACCCAAACCCACTAAAACTTTAGAAACTAAAGTGGGTAACAAGGCGGCTAAACCTGCAAAAAAAGCTTGTATTAAATACGGCATGTTAAATTGCTCCTGATATTATTCTGGCACTGTGCATCAATGCAGCAATGACCATGAGGCCAGATATAGATTGAAATAGTAAAATAAATGATTCAAAACTAAGGCATAGAGAACGACCAGTTGATATGACAATACATTTCTCAGATGGAAGTTCAGCATTAGGTAACCAATCATCATATTTATCTGCGTATTGATTTAAGTTAACCGTTTCGCTTGGAATTTCAGCGCCCTCAATAGGAACACACTCGGATGGATCACCCTCACAATCACCACCAGTGCCAGAGCCGTTACCACCACCGCCACCGCCAGAACCACCCGTTTCGATTCCATTAACGGCATCAACAAGTTCATTAAATTTTGAAACAGTGACAGCGTGTAATCTATCATCTTGTTGGGTTTGCAAGAGAATTGAGGTGTCTATACTTTCAAGAATATTTAAGAGAGCATTAGTGTTTTTTGTATCTGCATCAATTTTTTTATTATGAAGTTTATTGTCATTATCAATCTGTTTGTTTGTACTGTTTTCAATTTCAGTTTCAACGTTTTTTAAGTTACAAGCAGCATCACCCTCGGCACATGTTTCTTTTGGTTTTTCTGGGGTTTCATCTTCTGGAGTTTTAGAATCATCATTATTATGCGGGTCTTTTTCAGGCGTTGTTGGGTTTGCATTAGGACATGAAAGCAAAGGCACATCACCAGTACTAACAGAGCATTCACCCGTGTCACCCTCATCAGCTAATTTTTTATTATCGTAAGGCTTATCACCACAGGCCGCACCTTGAGAAGTACCAACAGCATATTTATCAGAACTAATTTGATCAGCATTAACAGAATAAGCACAACCATCATTGCAATACATACCACCGCCAGAAAAAGGAACACCGCCCGTCATTGGTGTAGATGCTAAGCTCTCACCAGTGCCAGCGGGAGGACATTCTTTAGGCATACAGTCGCTAGAACCTAAAGCTTTAGATACTGCGAGACTATGATAACCAGCTGGGCAATCTTGCGGTTTTGAACATTGATTTTCACCAACTTTTTGAGAATAAAGCGGATTGCCATCAGGTGGGCACACATAATCTGTTTCAGAAGCTTTATAACTCCCGTTTGTGGCTTGTTCGGTTCTAACCTCACCAGTATTTTGATTAGTCATATCAAAAAGGAGCTGGGTAGTAGAACCATTTAAACGGGGATTGGAATATACCCAAACATCCCAATTAATACGTGGAATAATTAAATCACCACACTCAGATAAACTAATATCATTAGCTAGTAGCTCATAGACATAAGAACATGAACCCTTAGTATAAATTGGTTTAGCGGGTACAGTTTCCTGATTGGCAGAAACAAAAAAAGCGCTCATAAGCGCCAATAAAAATATCAGTATTCGCATGGGAGCGCCTTATTTTAATCATCGAAAAGAATGTAAAGTGCTAAAAGTCCTGAGACAATTAGCACTGTATCTAATGTAATAAACATTAGCCGAACAGCATACCTTTAAGCCATTTCCAACCAATGGCCACAAAGCCAGCAGTTAAGAAAACACCGCCGATAAGATTAGCGTTATCTGTAAAGAACGAAGTAAAGCCAGTTGTAGCAGCAGTAACTTCAGCAGCAGCTTCAGCAAAAGCAGAACCCGAAACAGTAGCGGCAACAGCTAGTAAACCCGCTTGTATTTTTTTTGACGTAATTAAATTTTTCATGGTTGTTTTCCTTATTTAAAAAACCATTTTTCTAAGTTTTTTCCACCCATAACATATGAGCAGAACTCCAATGATTGACGGTAACACTTCATTTTGAAATGTCTCGTAATCGAGCGGAACTGGAAGATGATTTTCGACAACTTCCAATTCCACAGGACACTGTTTTTCGACAGGTGCAACTGGGCAAATTACGATATATTCGTAACTGGCCATATGACTACCCGCCTAAAGATTCTTTGAAGTGACGCTTTAATTCAGGGTCAACAGGTATAAGTTCAACAACTTCATTATCAAAAGTTTGATCATTAAATGAGAACTTAAGTTCATAAGCTTTATCAGCAACAAAAGCTTTGTTGTCTATAAGAACGTGAGCGTAAGACGCATTAATAACAATCGGCTCTTTGCCGAAAGGTGTAGCAGTTGTTTTACCAATTGCCTTACGGTGAAATTTAGGTGAATTAACCGAGTCAAAAGGATATAAAACTTCTAACGTTGCTTTTTCAACATCAGGATTTTTTGACTCAGGAAATTTAGTAATACCGATACCAGCGATAACAATAGCCATGTTAATGACTCCTTAATTGTTCAGTTAATAGTTGTTTGTAGGTGTTAGGTATATCCAAAGACTTACCCGTTATATATTTATCAGGGACTAACAAACCTAAAAGCGTTTGAATATCCCCCTCAGTAATTTCAAAAATATCTGATAGCGCTTTGCCGCACATACGTCTAACCCATTTCACTCTACTGGCTAAATCGATAGCGGCCGTTGTTGCTCTTGGAGAACTTGAAGTATGAACACCATCAGAATTAATCATTTGTTGTGAAAAATCACAGATACCCGCAAAGGTAGAGTCAGGGTCTAAAAGTGAATCAACAGTCCATTTCTTAAGTTCAACTTCATTGCGATACCAAATAAGGTCAGGTTCTTGAATGCCTTGTTCTAGTTTTTTGTTATAGATGCGCCAATAGACAGGACTAGTACGTTTACCAATAGTGGTCATTTCAACATCATAAACACCATCAACAGTAAATGAATGGCGAGGTGCCATGGTTGGATTAGGACCGCCTTTTTTACGAGCGAAAGCACGTTGAAAGAAATTAGTTTCAGCATTTTTGCAGTTAAAAACATCGTCGTAACAATCGCGAGCAATATCTATACGCGATAAATAACTGATACTTAGAACCTTAGAAAGCCAGTGGTGAAGTACAAAAGGTGTTGTATGTGACCAAAGGTGCTTGCACCCCTCGCCAGAAATTTGAAAATAAACAGTATTGCGTTGACCGCCAATACCAACAAAACCGACTTGAGTACCCTCACTAGTAACCAAGTTCATTGAATTGGTATATCCGTGAAACCCTTTATCTCTTGGAGTGGAGAGATCAAAACCGAGAACATGGCGAGAAAATACCTTTAAAGTATCTATATAAAAATCAGCCATACGCTCATTAACTTTAGATTTTTGCTCTTCTAAAGCAACCAAGAACTCATGTTCTTCTAAGCCCTCAGTGTTAAATTCATAATTTATTTCAGGTAGTTTAGGGAATAAAGTTTGAGTATCAGCTGTATGACCAATAACCCCTGCACGCTTACAATGACGTAAGTCAGCAAGGGCAAAGCTAAACGAAAGATGGTCAATAATTGTTTGGTTATCTTCATGTTTTTTAAAGCGCTCAAGACGGTTATTGATTAATTGTGTTGCACGGTCACTATATTGATAATTCATATAACCCCCTGCTCAACTAGCTGGCGATAATTAGAATCAGTAATTTCTACCGTTTCACAATCATATTCATGGGCAACCCAGCAGCGAAAACGATACATATTATCGAAATAATCGTACATGCGAACACCGTCCAAATCGTATGTGACCTGAACGCCTGCCTGTCTGTTATTTTCGAAATATATCTTCATTTCTAAGTTTCTAAATATTTATTTAATGAGCGTAGATTAGTTTCTAAGAATCTAATTGTCAACATTTATAAGTTTATGAGTTTATAATTACTGATAACTTTAGAAACGGGAAAGACAATGCCTACAAAACATATTGATGATGTAACATGGAGGAAAGTGGAAAAGGAACACGTAAAAGCCGTAATAGCCACTCAAAAATCGCTAAAGGATACTGATATTTTAAGAGTACTTATAAACAAAGGTTTAGAAGTAATCACAGAAGACGACTACGAAAAACTTATAAAGAAAAAATAAAAAAAGCATGGAGCTATAGGTTTAGATAAGAGTTATACCCCGTAATACAATTACGGGGTTTTTTTGGATTGTTCCCAGCAAAGGCAGTGAGGGGCTCGGTGCTCGCCCTTCTCTCTGCCTTTTGCTGCTGGGGAATAGTTAAAGATGGTTTAGGTTTATCAGGGGCGCATGCTGCGCGGGTTTGATTCTTCAAACTTATATGGTTTATGGATGCGGCCGACTAAATTCAGGTTTTCAAATTAAATTAGGAATGCGGCCTTACATGAAGCAAAGCTTCATAAGTTCTTAAGCTCAACTCTCCAATGGTCATTGATAAGCCTATAATTGCCATTATGTTACGTGCCCTATCGGGTCGGCCTGTGCTGCGCTATTTTACAGGCCGCAAACACTCAACATAACGCCTCGTACAAATTATAGGCTATCAATTTAAGGGATATTAAAAAGGCTTGTTAAGTCCAATACTGAATAGTATCGGACTTAAGTGATTGATTTAAATGTGGTTTTAGAATTGAGCTAGGTATATATTTTTACCTGAATATTTAAGGATAGGCAAATTTTCATTTAGATAAATGTAATAACCTAACTTCTCTAAATAATTAGAACTTAGCAAAATTATCTCAGGTTCGTTGAATTTCTCTTGCCGCTCTTGTGGGTTTTCATCATCACCGCTAAGTATGGTTTTTTGTTTCTCCACCTCTTTACCTGTAACACAATTTATATAGTGTTCAACAGTAACAACACCGTTTTTCTTTTTAAGCTCATAACCACCATATTCATAATCTTGGCAAATCTCATTTAAAGGATGCTCAAATTTTTCAGGTTTATAAGTTAAATCTAGATCCTTTTTAACCGATTCATTTTTAGTTTGTTTAATTTCCTTAATTTCTGCCTTAGATTCTGGTTTTTGCTCAGGTTCGTCAGAACCAACCAAGCCAAGACTAACAATCAAAGAATAAAAAACATAAATACAAAGTGGTATAGCAAGTAAAAACAAAAGCGCCTTAGGTGGTAGTTTAAATTTAG